TTGCCATTTTTAGGTAAATGTCTTGATAATGGTTTATTTATATTTAATAAACACGAACTTAAATTAACATCGTTTGTATAGTTATATGGAATTGGTTCTTCACCATTATATAGACTCCGACGACATAAATAACTATTTTCTTCATATGAATCTTCATAATTACATTGCCAACAACCATTGACAATATTAGACTTTATTACATCGTTATTATCACCATATTCATTCAATGGTAATTGTTGCGTCCATAAATCTTTATCAGCGGGATTACATTCTAATGTTTTGACTCTTATATTACAATTATTACATGGGGGGCTTTTATAATTACAATCACACATATATATAATATCAAGATAATAATATCAAGATAATAATATCAAGATAATAATATTATTATATAAGTATAATGTATAATGAGTTTATCTAATTTAGTTCAATTAGGAGGAAAAGCGCTAACCAAGAATTCAAAGAATCAATCTAAGAATTTCACTATATTCTTTATACTAGGATTGTTCGATTTATTGATTAGAGCAATCATTATATTTTGGGGGTATAATACATTAATGCCTAAATTTATAATAACTCTATCATCGTCTCCGAATAATATTAAAAACTTCAGAGAAATTAGTTATGGGGAAGCACTTATATTAGTTATAGTTGTTCAATGTCTAACTGGTTAATAGTCTAATTGGTTAATATAATATATTATATAGTATATGGAATTGTGGAAGACCGAAACAACGGATTGGACAACTATATATGAAATGAGTTATTTAGCATATCTTGTATATGATTATATGAAATATTGGAAGATTGATAATTTAGATAATCTCAACCGATTCTTCGCAACAGAATCAGATAATGTAAATTTGGATGTATATGATAAAAAATTATTAATTGATTTACAACAAAGATATCCACAAGGTAAAATACTACGTTATATAACTAACTCTTCAGACTTTCAATGTGTTATTGGTAAAAATATACATCAAAAACGTTATACAATAGTTGTTAGAGGTTCTGAAAGCAAAAAGGATTGGTTATATAATATGTTCGTATGGAAAACAGCCATAAATGACTTATTCGAAGATAATATTGTTAATCGGGAAAAATATAAAGGTATAAAGGTTCATAGTGGGTTTTATAAGATGATAACATCTGATAATACACATATTGAAATAATAAATTATATGAAGGATTTAATAAAAGAAACACCAGATTGGGACATCTATTTTACAGGGCATTCGATGGGTTCGGTGACAAGTACATTATTATCATATTTACTAGCAAAGGAATTACCTAATACTAAAATATCTGTAGTCGCTCTTGCATCTCCTCGAGTCGGAAATCTCGCATTCAAGAATGATTTCGCAAGCATTCCTAATTTAAGATTATATAGAGTATGTTATAAACGAGATATTGTAACATCGTTTCCTTCATTTTATTACTATCACGTCGGATGTAATTTACTCTATATGAATAATATATGGACGGATTATGGTGACTCGAATAAAGTATCATATTATATATATAATCGGTGGAATCCGATGGATCATTTGTGTAAATCCTATATAGACGCATTAAAGTTAAAAGTTGACGCCATCGACACTATCGACACCCCAAACGAACTAGATATCTAGTGAATGTTTTCATTCGACACATTTGATGAATTATTTGACATTATATACTTGCTAAGTTGTTTTGGTATATCTTCTTTTAAATATAAGAATGTGTCAGATGATCCTTTTATATGTATAATTGAATATGATTTATATTTTTTACCTTTTTCTTTATAAGAATATAACATTAAGAAACCAGTAAGAGACGGGTTTTTAGACAAAAATAAATTAAAAGCCTGTGGATTTACTTTTGTTATTCTGCTATGTAATACTAATATATTAATATTAAATAATTTGGCAATTAAAGGCAAATCTATTATAGAACCATTATAATTATCTTTCTCTACTTCTGACCTAATATCACTTATCTTAGCGTCCTTGTGTGTTATTAATTCATCCTTAAATAATTGTATTAACAAATTAATACTAACATTATTGCCCTTAGCATTATTGCTTTTAGCATTATTGCCCTTAGCATTATTACTTTTAGCATTATTGCCCTTAGCATTATTACTTTTAGCATTATTGCTTTTAGCATTATTACTTAGTTTATTAATTATTTGATGTTTAATGTCAGATGCGGGTATTGAAGGATTTAATTCGGGTAATAACATTGTTATAAGTGGATATATACTTGTATATTTATAAGTTGCTCTAAAGATAATACTATAATCATCTTTTAGTATCTTTTTCCAATGATTCGATAACATTTCTTTATCTAATATTTTGTAAATACTCGAATTCTTTATTATCTTAAATTTATTCTTATTGAAATTCACATTTGTTGTGGAAATCATATTAATATTATTTGTAATGTTCGAATGATATTTAATACTATTCTTATATATATCTAATATATCATCTCCTATATCATATATAACTTCATTAACTAGTGGTTCTATAATAGATTTATCAATAGTATCAGAAATTGTATTTTTTAATATCTCATCCCCTTTTATTCGAATTCTTATTAATTCATCTGATATTTTACTCTTATATATCTCTATATTATTCTTATTTGATATTAAATTAACTTTATTAACAAATAATTTACATTTACTTTTATGGTCACATATACAATGCGGGTCTTTATTATTTTTTTGAATAAAACAAGGGATGCGTTTATTTGGTCGTTTATAATTTGTAATTATTTCGTCAATATTACCAGTATTAATATGAACCAATTCTTTTGTTAATTTCGTTATTATTACCATCATTTTAATACGTTTCTGTTGTAATGTATCATCGGATAATATTATATCTTTTATATGTGTTTTAATATTTTTATGTTCTGCTAGATACCTAGATATAGTAAATCGATACCTTATATAGGATTCTTCTTCAAATATAATTTTATTTATATTAATAGTCCGATTATTATGTAATTTAGTATTAGTTGTTATGTCTCTATTAACATTTACAGAATATCCCATATATTTTTTGATTTCAACCGAATCTTTGATATTTGGACTTGGTTTAATTGGAATAATATAATTATATAAGTATAATGCTGTAATTGTTTTATCTTCAACAATTTTCATCAAATATGATTCGTCAATACCTAATTTATCCATAACAGGTTTTATAAGTTTAATAGAATTAGTGTAATTTAATAAGTTAATATCGGTTAAAATGGATAATGGATAATCAGGGTCTATACCAGTTGGAGTCGTCGGTAATACTAGATTATTATTGAGTTGGACCATATAAATTTTATAATATGCGTCATATATATATGTCTTAATTCGATAATTAGCATCTAAATCTAATTTCTTAATATCATCTAGTGATATTAGATTGATTTTACCCATTACCTTTTGGTAATCAATATTGGAATCTTTAATACATTTGTGTTTAATATTTAGTATAATATTTTGTATGAATTTTGAATTTATATCAAATAAACACGTATCTCTAATTTGTCCCACATTTAAAGAGACTTTAAATATAGGTTCATAAAAACTATTAGTAATATTACTTGTGTATAATATAATACATTTCTGTTCATTATTATAATATTTATTTATATCAACTCCCATAGGACATACTATTTTATCATTTGTTATAACGATGATGTTTAGACCATCCGACGAAATAATACCTTTCCTTGAAAATAAGTCCCATACAAAGTGAATATTAATTTCGGACGTTTCGTCAAAGATATAATCAACATATCTTTGTAATCCTGTTTTATCTTGAGTTGCTTTAAATGACCGAGCAATCATCCCCCCACTTAGACTCTTATATAGTGTCTTGGATGATTCTAATTTATTTAGTATAATATTACGAAGTTTATTATTCGACGTTGTATTAATCTTTAAAATTGAATTAAAAACCGAGAACATACAATGTATAATAGATTTTGTTTTAGTATTATTAACACCCTTTCTTAAGTAATATGTAGTATCTGGTAGTAGATAATTTATATTCGATAATTTATTGGTTATATGTAATAACTTCGAAATTAAAAGTGGTATTAACCCATATCTACTATGAGGTAATGGACTTTTATACGCATTAAATATATAATTAGAATGTTTTTTCTCATTTAAATTACTCGATTCGTCTCCAATACATTCTTTATATACTTGTTTTTTACGTTGGTCTTTATAATGACAACACGGCATATATAAACCAGCGGGGTGTTCATTATTAGGAAATACACCCGGATATATAGGTGCTATTTTACCTAATTTATAATCCGAATAAGATTGATTTATTAGAACCTTTTTACCATATGGACCATCCCCAATAAGACATTTTCCTTTATGTATAGTTGCTTTATTCTCAATATTTGTCACGTGTTTAATATTTATAGGATATTCGCTGTAAGCATCCCATATAAGAGGACATATATAGTAATGGTCTCTATAATATAAAGCATATGTATATGAATCTCTATCTATATTCGTATTTTTATCGGGGTTATATTTTAATACGATTGGTTGCTTATATAGATTAGAACCACATTTTTTAGCATATTGTTTTAAAGTAGAACTTTTAGGAGTCTTATACTTAAAAAGTTCATTATCATATCTTTGTAATCTTCTTAACTTATATCTATCGTCTTCGCATATATCGGCGCAAACATCAAGTTCTGGGATTTTATCTTTACACGTCATTAAAAGAGATTTTTCGATTGCCGAATCTGGTGCTATCGCACTAACTCCAGTATTACTATATGAATTTGCCGATACCGATTGATAAGAATTATCAATATCTGAATAGTCACTGAAAGAATTATTACCGGATATATTACCGGATATATTACCGGAATCAATATTTTGAATAAGATTAGTATTATTTAATATATTGATTTTATTCAAAATATTGTTCTTATATGAACTAAAAAATAATGCCATAAATCTGGATATGAAACCGATTGAGTCAATCATATTAAATAGAATTGATGAATCTAGACGAGACGATATTTTTATTTTATTTAATGTATTTATTTCGATATTAATCCCATTGCTATATTTATTAAATCTAGAACTAGATATACATTCATCTACTTTATTCTGGGCTGTTGTATAATCAATAGAGAATTCATTCATTATTTTCGATATTATGATTGATTCGTCCAATTTATTCTTTTTGTATGTTAATACCTTATCACATATATCAGTCATATTAATAAAATTACTTACCTTTTTGTATTTCATATCAAATATTCGTAATTGAGTGGAGTCTTTTTTTTTAATAATATATTGATTGAATTTGTCACTGAAATTATATATATCGTCTAATATAACCTGATCTTTGTTATGGTAAAACAATAAAAGCTGTAAGTATAGAATATCTATATTATTCGAAATAGCCAAATTACAGGACTCTGACATATTAGAAGATGTCCCACTATTATTAATATATGTTTTTGACACACCATTCTTACTATTGGAAGACACGCCATTCTTACTATTGGAAGACACACCATTCTTACTATTGGAAGACACGCCATTCTTACTATTGGAAGACACACCATTCTTACTATTGGAACTTGTATTATTAGAAGATGTTCCACTATTATTAATATATGTTTTATTATGATTGGCACCGCCTTTAATATTGTTATAATCTAATGAATTTATTTTAAAATATGGTACTTCTAAGTTATATGATAATCTACTATTAATGACTTTTATAATTCCACCAATATAATTAATAACTCGTGATATATCATCGAAAGACGCCCTATAGTCTTCTAAATATGTAAAAGCTATATTAATACTTCCGTTTTGTTTAATAGTACAATCTGTATAGTAATTTACTTTATTAAACATATATGTAAATATTTTGAGATTGATATTATTTTTATTATATATATCTAATTCACTTGTAGTATACCACGTTTTTAATGTATATTTATCTATTTTATTTGGGAGATTTGAATAAATGAAAAATTTTGATTTAACCCAATCTATATACTTGAATCTTATAAAAGGTAAATCATTCGATAAATGTTCTCTACATATAGTTAATACTTTAAACATATCAAATATAACGTCTTTTTGTTTAATATGTAATATACAATTTAATACATATGGGGTTGATATAATATTATTATAAGGAGTGTTAAGCAATTTTGCGATATCACGCTGACTAGTGACATATCTACTAATATTTGAATCCTCATTCTTGGTATGACCTTTATTTTTATGTAAAGGCCAGTATTTTGAGATATAACCATATAGAATTTGCTGGGTCAATTTTGTTTTTTTTTTAACTAAAAATGTTAATTCATCTGTTAAATTGCTAACATATATATTATAGGATGGTTTGATATTAACAATTACATCTCTTAATATATAATTTAAATTATTATATAATTGGGGTTTCGTTTTAATAACCTCGTCTTTTACAATTTTATATAATGATTTATCCAATGTTATACTTTTAGAAGTCAATTGGTCTATGAATAAATACTCTTTTTTATGATATACTCCTAATAATTTATATTTTGAATCTTCACACTGATACCATAAATGTTGGTTATCTGGTATTATGTTATAAGATGATGTTTTTAAATAATGAGATATTTTAAATCGTAAAATATTAATTGTATCATTTATATATATACTATCATATATAAATTTAATAGCCTCTTTAAGCGGTTTGCCTGTTTTACCAACCCATGAATGACATATGTCAATCCTATATATAGAAATTATATGTTTCATTTCAGTAGAAGATAAAACAACCCTTTTCTCAATTTTATTATAGATAGTCTTATCTTCTATTTCTCCTATAAATGCGTATTTAGTAGTGGATGATCTTTTAACAAGATTAATTGTAAAAACCGGATTATAATTAACCAATTCACAAGTCATATAATTAATATATATAAATATTATAATTTTGATATAAAATATCAATTACTCAGAATCTGAATTAGCCTTCTTCGTCGACTTCTTCGACTTATCCGACTTCTTCGACTTATCTGACTTATCCGACTTATTCGGCTTCTTCTGCTTCTGATCCAAGGACTTCGGCTCTTCAGCTTCGGACTTAGGCTCTTCAGCTTCAGCGTCGGACTTAGGCTCTTCAGCTTCAGCTTCGGACTTAGGCTCTTCATCTTCGGCGACGGGCTTAGGCTCTTCATCTTCAGTGATGGGCTTAGGCTCTTCATCTTCAGTGATGGGCTTAGCATTGAGATTCGTCGCGACTTGTCTCCACTCCGTTTTACCGGCTTCGTCTAATTGTTTCCACAACAGACCAAGTTCTTTCAAAGTCGGAAACAACTGACATTGTTCCTTAGATTCCTTGCGCTGGTTGGCGCAGAACAAAAGGTAACCAGTCGTTGCCCTCTTACTCGGTTTAGGAGAAGACTTCTCTTTCTTAGGCTTGGAGTCATTGTAAAATGCAATCGCTTCGTCGGATAGCATTTTACCGCCTTCGAGCATAGCAAGTAAGGCTTTAACCGCCCCCGTTTTATTCCGTTGACCCGTCTCGAGTGTTATCTCACTGATCTTAGCAAAATCTTTAGCAAACTTTGCACTAATATTAGAATTAGAGTTGAGGTACGCGATAATTTCGTCGTTGGTAGTGGGCATGATAGAAGTTTTTCCGGATATAATCTCAGAGTAAATACTACTATAAAAATATTTATTCAATTTTTTATATGTATATAATATATACTAGACGTAATGCTATGCGTATAAATACTTAAAGATATATATATACGTATATATATGTATGGTTGTGTAGCTCAGCGGCAGAGCGGTTGGCTGTTAACCAATAGGTCGTAGGTTCGAATCCTACCCCAACCGATACATCAATCTGGTAGTGTTCCCGAGCGGTCAAAGGGGCTGGTCTTAAGAGCCAGTGCGCAAGCTTCGCGGGTTCGAATCCCGTCGCTACCACCACCTTCTACGCAGAAGGTTTTTCTTTTCCTTAATTTACTTAATCTGGTAGTGTTCCCGAGCGGTCAAAGGGGCTGGTCTCAAGAGCCAGTGCGCAAGCTTCGCGGGTTCGAATCCCGTCGCTACCACCACCTTCTACGTAGAAGGTTTTTCTTTTCTTTAAAATCATTTAATTAACTATTAAGTTAATTAAATAATATACTTAAGCGTATATATTATATATATTAGTATGACTACTAAGATAGAAATATCTTCAGACGACAAAGTGAAAGAACCACCCCCACGTATTAGAATAGAATTAAGAAAACGCAGTTGTGTTAAGGCAATTGGGTGGCGTGGAATTGGACTTGGTTTGACGATGTCAGTATCATATTTATATTTGGGTGATATTAAAACTGCTTCAAAAATCGGAATAGTTGATATGGGTATCAAATTCATTGTTCATTACGTGTATGAAAGAGTATGGGCTCATATAAAATGGGGTTATAAATAGTATTCGATTTATTTACTTACGTCAATGAAGAAAACAAGTAGACTTATTATAACAAAAATAATACCGACGTATATTAATCTATCGTCGTGTGTTAGGATTCTTATATAATCGGTCATTCGTTTATTTCCGTCACTTCTATATAAACTAAATTCATTTACCATATCAATAAATGTTTTTCCTAAATTATCACCTATATCTTTAACTGATAAATCATATATTTTCGACTTAACAGCATACTCTTTATGGGTACCCAACATATCGTTATATTCATTCTTTTTAATCTCTTTGTCTTGATCTTCTTTTGGATTGCGGATATACATATTACTACTCATTATAATATATATATTTAATTTTTTTATGATATTACAACCAATTTATGATGTTATAACCAATATAGTTAAAGTATGATATATATATATATATATGCTTTTGACTAAATCATCAATACTTCTAAATATATTAGAATATTCCAATATATATGATTTACTACATATATATGTATTAAATACACATTCAAATGATATAATATCAAACTCGAAATTTAATGAACTTATATTGAAATTAAAGAAACGTTATATTAATAATATTGTGCTCCGAAATAATACTTATATGAGCGACACAATAAAGAATATGCAAACAGCGTGTCCTCATTTATACTTACTAACTAGTAATAAACCAGACCCAGTCTATATAACCGATCCAATTTATTCAAGAAAATGTATAATATGTGATTATATTGTATCGCGAAGTAAGAATATATATCATAATCGCGCCGAAACAAATTGGCAATATCATTTAAGAAATGAGAATATCCAACATGAACTAATTATTAGGTCCGATATTAATAAACGACCTAATATAATGAATGTTTTAACATTTAATTTAAACTCATATTATAATAATCCAGCGAATAGATATAGTTATATTAGATTAAACATCATTCAAAAATTAAATGCTATTCAACTATTAATACTTAGTTATTGTGATGAAACATCTAATTTGTTTTTAAACAAATCGTGGACACAATGTATGATAAGAAATAAACGAGTTATTCAAAAACTTAGAATAAGCAGAGTAATAATATCAAGCAAATTATTCGAGAATGAAATTTATAATTATAAATTAAATTTACTCAAATCCAAGAGGTGTATACACAACTATAAACAATCTACATCTATGTGTAATATACAATATTGTATAAAATGTAATCACATAGATGAATATGATTTCCGAGAGAAAAAAAGGGCAAAATACGTTGTAACATAGTTGAAACATAGTTTAACTACGTTGAAACATAGTTGAAACATAGTTGTAACATAGTTTAACTACGTTGAAACATAGTTTAACTACGTTGAAACATAGTTGTAACATAGTTTAACTACGTTATATAACATATATAAATACTTGTTATATAATATATTATAAGATGGGGAAACAACAAAGTAAAGAGTTAGATAAATACCAAGCATCTTTTCTATTAAAGAACCAGAATAAAGTTATAAATATAAAACCTTATAAAATGAACGACGCATTAAACGTACATTATATTTATTTTCATATAAAAGACTATAGTATAAATAACATCATGAATTGTGATTTTGAACTTTATATAAGTAATATAACCGATTTAAGCACCAATTTGATTAATGAGGATGTATTAAAAGGAAAAATTATTAATAATACAAGGATAAACGTAATTGATAAAAAATCATACTATGATATTGACTATGTTACCAATAATTCAAAGAAAGTTATATTTAGATCTGCTAAATTATCCGATAAGTCTTTTGACATAGTATATATAATGTAATTAGTATATAAATACTAATATATAATTTAATTATATACTATGAATAATCAATTGCGAGAATCGTGTGTATCATTGCTTTCTGATACTATAACTAACACCCGTATCGTTTCGGAGAATGAAATAATAGAAGGACGGGAATTATACATAAGATGTTTGACCGATACTAACTATATAGACACCATAAAAACAGATATTGTAAATCCAATTATAGATAAATATAATTTGACATTTAATAGAGATACACTAATAAAAGTACGCGTCGTATCCAAAAATAATATAAATAATAGTTATAACCAATATATAACAACATCAATATTTACATTAGGTCGTGTTCCGGGTGTAAATATAATGATTGATGATTTAGATGTTTCGCGAATTCATTTATTTGGACTAATTGTTGAAGATAATATTATTATAATTGATACTTGGTCGTTGTTTGGTACAAAAATATATGACCCGTCAAGTGACGATATAACAGATAATGTGTCTATTATAGAAAATAGACATTTATTAAAATTTAATAAGGATGAGCGATGTATATTAGAACTTAAGAATTACTTGGTTATTATAAACCCGGATAAAATACTCAATAATAAATTATGTATTATATGTATGACAGCACCTCGTATTATTAGGAATGATTGCGGGCATGGGGTATTATGTCAATGCTGTAATGAAAAATTAAAAAAATATAATAATAAATGTCCTATATGTCTCCAAATAATTAAAAAATCTCATATTAGTAATTGTATAAATACATACCAAAGCAATACTTTATGAATGTATGAGTATTTATTCAATTGATTTATTATATAATGGTGAATCTGTTACTTTGATACCACAATATGGTTCTGGGTCTTTGCTATAATCTACTTTGTTATATATATTAAGTTTGACAGACACTTTCAGTATAAATTTAAAATTAGACCAGAATTCTTTTGTATGACCGATGGACAATGTCATAACGTGGGTTATTTCGTGTAAAAGAACAAACATTAAAGTATTTATATCTATTATTGTGTTAAAACCATCTTTGGTTCTAAGACACATTACTATTTTTTCACCTTTATTTATGGAATATGACGTATATTTATTATTCGGAGTACTTTCACATATATTATTAGGGTTGAATTTCTTAATAAGTCGTTTAACACGTTCTTCTGACCCATAGTTTACATCTAGGTGGTCTAGTAAAGTATTTATTCGCTCACACATTGTTGCCAATAAGTCGGATGCTTGTTGCTTATCTTCACTATTTCGAACGAGATATTTCTTTTTATTTACATTAGATATTACATATATCATATTTGTTGTTTTGGATTCCAAATATATAAATATGGATATTCCTATAATAAAACATATAAATACTAATATAAACTCCATTACTTATATTATATATAAATATAATATATATGAACAGAACAAAGAAGTCGTTACAAACAAAATATTGTTTAATGTCAAAACTATTTTTCGTTGCTCTAATAATATTAACATTACTATGGGGTGTCCTGTTTAATATTGATAAACGTAATAGCGTCGAACTATATGATAATTCAAAATTAACTGATTTAACGGATAATGTATATATCAAAGAAGACCCGAATATAAAGGTTTATAAAGTAGGGAATGATAAAGAAAGAAAAGCATTTATGAGAAGTAATCCAAATATATATAGACGATATATTAAAAATCTAGGGTCTCTTAGTATGAACCAAGATGATGTTAAGATATTTGTGGATACTCGGAATAAAAAAAACTGATATTCATTTTAATTTAATTTCAATATGAGAATAAACAGCTCTATGTTTACTATTTGCCATAAATTGTCCGAAATCATATGATGTATATTCCGTACATTTTATTTTATTTTGGTCTGGGACACTACTATACAATATCCTATCACACCATTTCATATCTGTATCATACAATTCCACATGAGGACTAGATACTTTATGACTATATTTACATTTCTTTACACTTGCTGATTTACACTGAATTTCTTTCCGATCTTTTGTTAAATTAGTTTCTTTATTGGTCATCTTAGTCAATAATTTAGTAGCCACCCCCTTATTATTAAATGTTTCGTAATTTTTATTATTTCCATTAAATTGTTGCTTTTGTGATATCATTTTTTTATTATCTTTATCATATTTCTTTTTTATATCAGATGGAACATCGCATTTGTCATATTTATTACTTCTTGTTTTCTTTAACATACAAGTTGGTGGAAATGGAATGTCATATTTGGAAGTATTCGTCGTTTCATATATTTTATTAGAGGACCATCTAATAGATTGGTTTGATAAACTATGTGATAATTGGTCTAATTGTGAATGTCTATTGCCTTCGGATCTATCATAGTTAAAACAACCACAGCATATTAATGTATTAGTATGGTCTCCTTCTGGTTTTGCTTCTTGTAATATTTTATTAATACAATTATCTCTGTCGCCCCTATCTAATCCTGTTTTCTTAAGATTAATATTTACAAATGTTAAATAGTGGTATTTTGCCGTAGAATCATTCTTTTCTTGTGAATGTATCCTCATTGTAGTATATAGCCCACCTTTNGTTTTATTCATAACAGAATTACATTGAATAAAANCACGCTTTATAACTCTTAAACTAGTATCTTTATTTAATTTCCTTGTTATATTAGACGCTGATTTTTTCAAATATTTATGTGATACNAATATACTAGATGATAATCCACTTTTTAAAAAACTATGATAATGTGATGATTTCATATCAATATCTTTACTTAACATCCCCGTTTTAATACGCTGTTTTAGTATTTTACCGAAGCGTTTGAAATAGTTTATTAGATAGTCTCGGTGTAAGTTATGTTTATCAGTTAAATGGTCATTCTGAGTTGCTATATATACTATATCAAAATTATTATCAATCGCATAATCAACAAATAGTTTAAAAAATTGGGGTATATAACAATCGCTCGTTTTACAATAAGAACATTTATAACGCGATTTAAATGCCGTTGTGCATTTCTGTTCTTGTTCTTTACTACATAGTTTTATATCATTTGTATTAAAACTAAAAGTAAGAACTTTGAGTTTTTTAGAGTTATTCATATTAATTTAATATATATAAACATATTATTTATGTCAAATCTAAATAATATATGCTCGTCGAAAATAATATTTAACTATAATAAATCCATCATTAATACAATCGGTGATAACATAGATGATATACTTTCATTTAGTAATAAAATAAACAATAATACTGGTAATAATGTATTTGACAAAATTTATAATATATGTGAATCAAAACCAGAGTATTATAATTCATTAAATTTTGTATCAATTGGATCAGCAAGTAATATTCAGCACAAATATTATAATATATTACCACCAAAAGACAATCATCAATTACCACCTTGTATATATAATATTATATATAATATTATAAATCATAGCGTGGGGGTAAATATTAAACAATGTAATATTTTTCTAATAGATGACCGCATTGAAGACCCGCCTTATATAGTTAATAATAGTTATTTACATTTTGAAAGAAATAATGAATGTTGGACTTCTGAAGGAGATTGTAAGATAAATGTATATATATTACATCAAAATATATATAATTATGATACCGAGATAACATATATTAGAAAGATATATGATAAAATAAACAATGGACTATTCATAATAAATGATTATTCGGGATTAGAAATTGATAGAATATTAGATTATAAATTTGATAGAACATTATAGAATACTTGAATTATATTATTACTTAATATCCCCTATATAATATTTCTTCATTATATTCTTTGCTCTATTTGAATGATTTGCTTTATCAAATATTGACGTCGCGTCCTTCCCAAGTCCCCTAATAATTGCTAGAGCACCTGGATGTTTCTTGATATACGTCGTCATATCATACACTTTATTGTTATAAACTAACCACGCGTCGGATTCTTTATTATGTGTCGCAATTTCAATCATTGTATATTTTTGACGTAGTGGCATATATCTTATAATATATTAAAAAAAATCGATACTCAGCTATTATAAGTATATTAAGTGAAAGGCTAAGTGTGATTGCGTAATCCCAACCAGCTCATCAGCATTACAATGGCAAGTGTAGCCATACCCATCCCACGCAGCAAGCCCGCGATGCTCCTACTCGACGACCAATTCCCGTTTACCCCGTATGTCTGGACTGGTGTTGTTTACACACCCAAACGTTCGCCCACACCACCCAGTACTCAGTGGTCGGATAACGGGGTGATGCGATACATTGAATTAGACTTCACACCTCACACGTACCCGACTAAGAAGGCGTTGGACAACACGAAGACCATCATCAGACAGGGCATGGTGGTCCGATAGGTCAACCAATTCACTTATAAAAATTAACAAGTTCCTCTGTCATTTTAATTGGAACTCCAAGTTGAACAATCATCTTAACAATATTTTTATGATTTAGTTCCTTCATTTTATATAGGTGTTTTGATTCAACTAATATAAATATCTTCTCTTCTGGTGTTAATGAATTCTCCGAAGGATATTCGGTTTTAAGAACTATACAGGGTTTTATTACCTCCTGTGCGCATATAGTCGGTAATAAATCTAGCCACGAATCTAGGACATTACAATTCATATCAATCATTAAACCCAATGGTGCGCGAATCTGCCCCAATATTTCCTTATAATTATAGTGAGTATGGGTCGACGCAATTAGGCGATTCCGTTTAATTTTCTTATATGTATCTATATTAACTTTTATATACTGGGTTAAATCAATCGCAGTATTATTTTTTACTCTTATAATAATCTCTATTAATTCTTGAGATTGGGTTTCAATATTCAATATATTATTAAATAATTGCTTTACTCTATCAATCCCCATATGACTTTTTATTTTTTTAATATTAATATCCTTGTCGGTTTGTGATATGGGGTTTTTATACAATTCCATCATAGCATCTGATATACCCTGTATAGAAGGCATAGACCATATCCCATCCGCTATATGGTCGTAGTGTTGTTGTAAATACGGGACACATATACCATTGTATGTATAATCTTTAAGTGCCCCAAATCCATTTGTTATGACACTAGCACCGCATAATTGTGCTTCAATATTAGGAACGCCGAATCCTTCTGACCTACTCCCAAATACACATATATCGGACATTTTATAAATTTCTAATATTTTATTGTATTCTACTTTAGTTTGATTTATAATAAAAGAATCAATTGGAATATCCAAATAAGATATTATTCGGTGTAAATCATTAACAAAATTCAATCCGTTAAATGTAAAGGATTGTATGTATAAGAATGCCTTATTATTCTGTTTGTAGAACTTCTCGAACGCCATAATAGACGTATCAAGCGACCTTCTATTATTGATATCATAATTTCCTCCTACTATACATACAAGAAATTTATCGGATGGTATATTATATTCTTCTCTAATTTTACTTATAGGTTTGGTGGGAACTTCTATATTTATTACGTGTGGAATTGTTTTAACAATCTTATGGGGTAATCGGTCTTTAATAACTCGCCCTCCTTCGTTAGATAGACTTACTATTTTATTAACCATTCGTAAAACATATAGACTTGAATTATCAATTGGTTCATAATGATTAGGAAACCAACTTATTATCTCACAATTGAATGTATTAACATTTACAATAATCCTTAATAAATCGAGTAATGTAATAATCTTATCTAAGTTAAATTTATCAATACAATTATTAATAGACGATACACATAATACATCTTTAATCGGTCCATACATACTAACATATTTCATTTTATCTAATATATTCTTATTAGCATTATAAACACCTTCGTCGTATTCTATTTTCTTAACTTGGTCAAGTGATATCAAGTTCGCGTATTCAGCCCCTTCATAGTGAGTAAAAGAGTTTGAAATGAAATATATATCATGGGTTTTAATAAATATTTCGGCAATTACTAGTGATTGTTTAGCATATGGACCAAAGAAGAAAGGAGTGGGCATCGTTAATATACCAATCTTCATATATTATATAGTATTGTTTATATTATTTAATATAACCCCGTATTATTTAATATAACCTCATATTAAGACCCAACTAAACATATATTTTTTATAATGTACTTATCACCTGCTTTTTTATTGATGAATTCAAATATTATATCAATATTACTATCTTTCTTTATATTATCATATTCTATTTTATAAACATCTTTCTTTTTCATACTAATATCTTTTGTTTGGATATTATCATTGTGTGATAATTTAGATATAATACGAATAGTAGAATCGTTGCTTAATACCACTCCATCAATATATATTAATAATTTATTGATATTATTATAAACCTTGTATTGTTTTGTTATAATAGTTGGATTGGAATCAACCGCTACTAATACAATACTTGCGTATTTACTATCAGTAATATTTATATTATCATTTGTATTTAAAACTTTATTTGTCGGTTTACTGATTAATTCTAAATAATTTAAATCCTTTTCTCCGATATATGACAACTCTCTAATTGGATATTTATGATTATTCCATCTTTTTATATAAGATGGATTTAATACTATTTTTTCAAATGTATTAAACCAATCCTTATAATTATCATTGTTTAATATCTTATAATTAATAAAATACATTAAATATGGATTATATTTATCCGGACCATATGGATACACCGAACATAATGATATTATATTTTGTTTAAAGAAACACCCGTTATCAATGGCTTTATTGTCACCTTTTACATGGATTGCTAGTCTAATAAATGTCATAATCCGAGTATGAGATATAGTCAAATCATTACCCTTTATATATTTCGTATTGGCATCTTGTCTTGAAAAATTAATATTATTATTAAGTTTCTTATTAACTTGATTATGGATATTTATATACCAGTCTATAATTGAATTCTTATCATATATAATATGATTTATATAATTCGGATAAGATGTCAATACATTTTTAATATCATTGCTACAATGCGGGCAAGGGATTAAAGCATATAATGAATTAAAGAAAATAGTATAATAATCGTGTAATTCTGGCTTATACGAATATGTTATAAAGTGGAATAACTCCCACGCAATTGGACCCCATTCATTCAGATACATATATTATATACTATTATTTTTATTATAGCGTATATTATCTATATTATAGCTTATATATCTATATTATAGCGTATATATCTATATTATGTGTATATATATTATAAATAATAGATTGTATTATTTATGTTAGATATTATATTAAATGCATCATCTATAACTATTAATGATATATCTACTGATATAATAGAAGACCATTTATATATAATATATGAGAATGATAATATGTTATATCAGTCAAAAATTCACTATAATTATTTTAATTTAGCACTAGATATTATTTCTCCTAATATTATAATATATGGTAATACCAAATATATCAAATATATCAATAAATATTTAATTCAGTTTTATAATTTAGACCCTTTAATCCAGAAATCGTCTAATAGCTTTATTATTCATAATACTCGATGTAGTAAAACCCATGTTTATAATATATTAGATCTGAGTATTGGCGCATATATATGTAAAAAAGTAAACTTTAGTTATAAAATTGAAATACCATATAAATTTATAACAAATGATAAGTACAATATATTATATGAATATGACAATTTTAAATTAAATAAACCAAATACATTTATGAATATCTTAAAAACAGAATTAAAATATACCCATCTATATGTTAATATATATCGAAGTATAACTCAACAAAATTATAATTATAATTATATATATAATATCTTATCTAAGTTAGAAACACATTATAATATAGATAATATAACAACTTCATTTTTTATTAAAAATGAAATATCATATTTAAGTAATATAAACGAATATTCAATTGAAAATATAATGAAATTAAATAAATTAGAAGATACCAATATTCAACATAATACTATATATATATTAGATAATATTGAAAAATCCGATAATATCGACAAGTTAATTAATGAAAGAATAAAATTACTAACAAAACAACTGAATAATCATAATTTAGATGTATATGATAATATTTTAAATATTAAACAGGTTGTTATAGCGGATTTAATGAAATTATCTCATAAAATAAATTTATCATATATTGATAAATTGATATATATGTATATATCTATTATAAATAATATAAATTATAATAAATTATTAGAACAAATTATATTGGATTATAATATTCAATATTCACCCAATACATTAATCGATATATATATACAAGAAAAGAAATATTATGTACAATCTAAATTAAACAATATTATTACAAGATTGAATAACTATGAACATAAATTTCAAAAAAATAAAGATGTAATATTAAATAAATACAATAATAATCAAATAGCAAATAATGATATAATATCACTTGTTAAAAAACATAAAATTATTACTGCTGAATATTTATATCTATATAATTACTATAAGACATTATTATCCCGAGAAATCATTATTAATGAAGACGATTTAATGATTGAGAAGTGTGTTTTAGAACAGGTACATTCTGAAGAATTAAACATAGAAGCCAATGAACTCATTAAACCTACTATAATAAATCAAACATCGAACAACTCCAAAATTGAAGAACCACTCCAAATTGAAGAACCACCCCAAATTGAAGAACCAATCCAAATTGAAGAACCACCCCAAATTGAAGAACTAACTGATCTTGAAGAACCAATCCAAATTGAAGAACCACCCCAAATTGAAGAACTAACTGAACTTGAAGAACCAATCCAAATTGAAGAACCAATCCAAATTGAAGAACTAACTGAACTTGAAGAACCAATCCAAATTGAAGAACNACCCCAAATTGAAGAACTAACTGAACTTGAAGAACCAATCCAAATTGAAGAACTAACTGAACTTGAAGAACCAATCCAAATTGAAGAACCAATCCAAATTGAAGAACTAACTGAACTTGAAGAACCAATCCAAATTGAAGAAC